GGGGGTGTTGTTCTTCTTCTTGAAGACAACGTGGTGAATGACGTTACCGTGCTTGAAGAAGGTAGGAAGAGTAGTTTGGGTGGCCTCCTCGAATACCCTTTGATGCGTGTAAATCCACTCATTTGAGGCAGGGTCGTAGACCTTCTCATACCCGTCGATCTTGTCACCAGCAGCGTGAGCCGACGCCTTCCGGTAGAGAGGCATCAGGGAATCACCTGGCAGTAGGTGTTCAGCCAGCGACCACTTTCCATCTCGGGTAAGGAACGGATGGTTGCTTGTGCAGCGCACCTTTTCTCCGTTGTCCAACTCGACTTCCCAAATCTCTGCCGCCTCATGAGTCTGCCGCGCAGCCCGCCCCTTTCCTGGGACCACTCGGCCCTTGGAATCGATCGAGTACAACCAGAACTCGTCTGTACGCTTCGACAACTCTTCGATGGTCGGGGAGGAGCCGTCGAGAAGCGGGACGCGCGTGTCGCCGACCAGGCACTGCCACTGGGGTGAGCCGACCACATCGATGCGGGTAGCGTCACGACCTTGACGAGTAGGAACCCAGAAGTCGTCGTCAGGAGACCCAGGGTTGAACTGAAGCTCCAGCTTCCCGCTGTTCGGATTCACGAAACGACGCTTCCGGTACTGCTGTCGAATCCTGTTCACGTACGCGAGAGCTTCGGCCGGCGGCATGTCGCCGACGTCCACGTAGAAGGCGTAACGCTCCATGGCCTTCTGGAGACGGAAGAGGATGGCTGCATCCTCCATCATCATGAGCCGCTTCCAGATCCACCGAGCAGGCTCCAAGACGGAGTAACCATAGACACTGCGACGGTACTTCGACCGGAGCCGGAAGTGCACGACTTCCCAATCCTCCAAGGCTACGGATTGAGGAGCCGTGTATTCATACTCATTACAGTCTCCGATCTTGTCATTTCGAGCCGTGAGAAGTTCGTCGAACTCCTCCATCGAGAAACCAACCTTCTCTGAGAAGGTCTGAATGAAGCCTTTCAACGCCCCGTAGCAGTCCTCAACCCGACGAGTCGAAGTGGCAGGCAGGAAGTTTAGACCGACGACGCCCTCGTTCGTGACGAGCAGCTCTTCGTAGTCGTTGCCGTACTTGCACAGCGAACGAGAAATCTCCCAGATCTCCTCATCGATTCGCAGCCGCTTGTGCAGCATGTCGCTGAGGATGCGCTGCGTCGTTTCATCCTTGGAGGTGATCCAGACAGTCCTGTTCAACTGAGAGTCGAGCTGCGTCGAATCATCCGCGAAGATGTCGATGGCCGTGGCGATCTCCGGATAGTCGTCCATCTCCTCGTAGTCGTGGAACCGGGAGAGCAGATCGGTCTCTACCGCCAGCCAAGAAGAGATAGTTGAGTCGTAGCCGTAGTTGGAACCACCACCCATCGAGTTGGAGGCCATCAACCGCCCGACCGTGTTCCCACGCGCGAGTTTGGTGGCCTGGGTGTCTTTGTCCTTCTTCCAGAAGGTCTCGACTCGTTTGCTGATGTCAGAGAAGACGCCCACTTTTGCTCCTCAGCGGAAACCCGATCCGATGAACGGAGGGAGTATGTCAGAGTTTGAGCCCGCTGTCGGCATCGTCGGCACCGAAACGACCGGAGCCCCACGAGCCTGGAAGGCAGCGGTCATCCAAGGGTCTGAGTCTGGGCTCAAACTCTGGAGCATAGGCAAGGGCTGCTCCAAAGCGTATTTCCGGAGCTGGAACAAGACTCCCGCCAAAGCATCAGAAATGTCCTTCGACCCTCGAACAGGGTGATCGATTTTCCTCTTCTTTCCCCGGCGGTCCTCCTGGAGAGCTTCAAGCTCCGAAATCAAGGGAGGATAAGAATACATGTCGACACGACCTTCATAGAAAGCGGTCTTCAAGTTGTCATACGGATCTGGGGAAGTATCCACAGACAAGACCTCACTGCGATAACCCTGAGACTTCATCTGTTGGATGGTGTCGGCTGATTGGTAAGAATCCAAGCTGACCCCAGTGATCATATAGCCATGACGAGTCAAGTCGTAGATGAGGTGGCGAAGCTCTGCCAACACAATCTCACCTCCCATCGGAGGGATAATCCGCAGGGCCAGATCGACGACGTACATTGGAGCCCGCTCCATAAACTTCTGCCCGTCGTCAGCACGACGCACCACATCCTTCCAACCGCCGATGTGTGCCATCACAAATCCGGTGGCGTCACCTCGAAGAGAAGGGTCGATGTGCACTGCCCGAGGAGCCATGGGATTTAGCCTGGGGCGATTGACTACCTCTGTGATTCCTCCTGGTGCCCGTTCACTTCGAGTGGAGACCATGCGATCCCACATAAAGGTGCCTTTGCGGGACGGGTCGTAGATCAATTCGGAGAAGGGGTGGGAGCGCTGTTTGTTACAGGCAGCCGTGATGGTGTCGCGTCGCTGAATGTAGGGGTTGACCGAGACGGTTGCGATGCCACCGATGTCACGGATTGCTCCTTCGAGATCGGTCTGGAAGTCCATCCGGAAGTCCTCAGGGACTGGGAACACGATCGTTCCCTCCTGTGGGTTCTCCAGGAACTGCCGCTCCTCACCCACGTCCAAGATCCTGCTCGATACTTTGTCGTTGCCGACGAGCACGTAAAACTTCCCAACAGAGAAGTAATCCTCTGGCTTCACATCCCAGAGAGCGTAGTCCCGCACGAAGACAGTGGGATCGTTGGCAGCGGAAATGATTCGCCGAGCAGTGAAATCATCGTTCGTGCGCTTCGAGGAGACGACGAAGAGCATCCCTGGGAGTTTTCCTTGGCGTTCGAAGCGGCTCTTCATTCGGCGTCGCATCGTGGCGTAGATGGACTCAGCGAGATCCGTATTCGCTGCATTGGCGTTGGTTGACTTGGCGAAGAAGTTCGACTCATCAACGATGCCTGCGATGGTGTTCAAACCGAGGGCAGAGGTATCCGTCGAGGACCGAGCTGCTACCCAGATGCTGTTGGGGAAGCGAAGTTCCTTCCGTGTGGCAGCGAAGGGGAAGTTCTCCTGGAAGTAGGGGGAACACTTGATCTTCGTCGCGATGTTCTCAAAGACAACCTTGATTGCCAGCGACTCCGTCACCGACATGTTGGTGATCGCGATGCCAGACTGCGAAGCGAGCCCGAAGCTCGCTTGCGGATTCTTCATGCAACTTAGCTCGTACAGGATTCGGCAGATCCCGATGGAAGCGAAGAAGGTGTTGTGAACGACAATCCCGTTGGCCACGACATTCACTGGGCCAGGAACAGTCAGATCGGCTACTTCGTGGACGCCGATACTCGAAACGGAGACCACGCGCTCCCAGACTACGTCCATCGACGCGAACTTCGCGTAAGGGCAGCTGTACCCAAAGTGGGCCACCAGAGCCCTGAACTTTGCCCGGCCCATGTGGGAACCCTTGGCTAGAGAACCGTACTGGGACCACTCAGCATTCGGGATGCTGCCGATAGATCTGCGAATCTTCTTCAGTTCTTCAATGGTGATCGGAACCACGTCCCAGTTCGGGTTGCTCTTCACGTCCTGGAGATCTTCCAGCATCCGAGCACACTCCTGCTCCAGACCGAAGATCGGCCCCACCTCATTCAGGAAGAGACGAAGCGTAGCTGCGTCCGCGATCTGCAACCGCCACGCGGGGTACTCCTTCTTAGACCCATCCAGGAACCTGATGCTCTTCGGCTGATAGCTCTTCCGCGCCACAATACTGAAGCGGTGCAAGATCTCTTGCACGTCATCGATCAACCCCTCCGAAGCTAGACACAGCTCCAGCTTTCGAGGCGTCCCGGTGTAGACGTTCCCATCCGTCCAGAGCACGCGAAGCAACAGCGCAACTTGCCGGCGGGGAAGACCGAACAATCGTCCAGGTAGACGCTTCTCCTTCGACCTCTCGTCAATCCCCCAGGCCCGAAGCCAGGGCAGCAGACCGTGAGGGCGCACGTACCAAGCCCCTCGTTCGTATTGCTTCTCCCCAAAGCCTGTGAATCCAGGCACCTTCGCGGCGTTTTCCTCGAACAATCGCACGAGATCTGGGTTGCCCTTGCAGTACTCCTGGCGTCCAGTAGCCAGCCCGGAGCCATCTGCGAGGTAGAACCCGAGGCACATCACCTCTGCATCCGAGATCTGTAGGTAGTGCTCCGGTTCCGGCGCTGTCCTGGCCGCTGCTACGAAATCCCCAGCCTTCAGATCAGAGAGCGGCTTGTAACCGTCCTCCGTCAAAACAGGGTGGTCCCAAGAAGCTTCCAACCACTGCCCGGACGCCAACGTCAGCCGCGCACACTCCTTCAACCCAGAGTGCCAAACCTTGGAAGCAGGACTGAATTCGACCCGGCCGCTCATCTGCAAGGAGGGCACAAACGGCGTCTTACCGATCAACTCTTGCATCAGCACACGTTCCCCAGTAGAAAGGGTAACGTAAGTGCTTGATATACTTAGGCATTTTCCCCAACCGATGCTTCCGGTGAGCACCGCCTCGGAGTAGCCCCCGTCGAACACCTCCACCATGTCTGCCAAGAGCCGGGCGTACAGGTTCTCGCAAGTCACACCCAGGAAGTACGGATCCTTGACGAACGTCTCAACGTCACACGGTGTGGTCTTCCACTCCGCGTTTCCAATCAACTCAGCAAGCCCCTCCTCCTCTTGCTCGTTCCGGAATTCCTCCAGCATCAGCTCGAAGGTTTCTCGTTCCTCACAGGAGAGATGCTCCAGCTCCTGGGCCAAGCCTTTTTCAAGCTCAGCCATCGTCCTCTCGCTCCGAGAGCGTCCATTCGCTGAGATGATCATCCGATTTCTTTCAGCTCGAACCCACCTTCAGCGGATCCTTCCTCGGGAGACCCTTCCTCACCTTCGCTCCCAGGGAGGTCATCTCGAAGGGTCTGAATCTGCGTGAACTTCTCCACCAAGGACAACAACTTGCGCCGAGACTCTGGGTTGTTCAGAACCTTGCCGACAGAAGCGCGCCCGTACTTCGCCACTGTCTCCTCAGGGATCTTGGCATCGATGTCCAGCTTCCCGAGATGACGTTCATCCACACCAAGGTCCATCTTCAGCTGAGCCATCGCAGCTAGGATCTCTCGTGCTGTAGAGATCTCCTTGGTCATGGTAGGCATCAACTTGTTGATCTTCTTCTCGTTCTTGAAATCGATGTCGATGCGCAGCATCTGAAGCTCATAGAGCTTCTCCATCTCCGTCAGCTCATCGAGGCCCTTACGTACTCGCTCAGCTACCTTCTTGAAGGTGGAGCCCATCGATTTCGCAAGAATCTCTCCTGGTGGGAGATCTTTGCGGTACATCGTCAGCGTCCAGATGAGGGTCTGTTCTGTGACGTCCGTGTACTCCCCACGCTGTTTCTGAACGTACTGGGCCACCTCAGAAATAGGCCACCCAGAAACAAGCATCTCGTGAAGCTCCTTGAAGCATTTCAAGCCCCGGAGCTTCGCGTACTTGCTCGGCTTCGCCCGATACTGTGCCCGAGGGGGAAGCGCTGCGAGAGGCAGTTTCGAGCTTGGTTGTCCGTTCATCTTCACACCAACTCCCAGCGTACATCAACGACCACGTGGTCGCTGTAAGACCATCAGCTATTTGTCAGCCCAGCTGTCCCCGATGCCTCCATCTGACTCGACGGGGACCTTGTGAAGTAGGGGAGCGATTCCTTCCTTCATTCCCTCAGCAAGGTCGGCCTTGGCTGCCTGCAAAATCTCAGGATCATCGATGCTATCCAAGCAAATCTCATCATGAACCATGTGCGTGAGAAAGACATCACCGTTGTACTTGCGGAGCCGCTCATACGTACGACGAAGAGCTGCCTTGAGCCCGTCAGCACCCGTTCCTTGCACTGGCGAATTTCCCGTCACGAACACATGACCGCTCCGCCGTGCGATGAAAAACGTGTTGGGGACAACGGGGCACCAGATACCCACCACCACCCGCTTCGCCTGAACGTGCCTTGCCAGTACCTGCACCTTGTCTCGACGTAGCAGGGT